GTTGTAGTGCTTGCACTACTATCTATCTCTTTCTCTATCTTTATCTCTTTCTCTAACTCTATCTCTATCTCTGGTGGAGATTTCTCGGAGATTTCTCGGACTTTTGTCTGGACATTTGTCCTATCTGTTTCTATTCGTTGTCTATATTCACGCTTTCTATCAGCTTCACTACTACCTCTACCAATGAAATTTTGAATATCCAACATATAGATAGCACCATTTTCTAGTACATCAATTAGTCCTAAGTCTTTGAAGATTGATAATGCTTGTTTAACTGTTCCTATTTGGTGTCCAGTTACACTTGCCAGCATTTCTGCGTTGTAAGGAATGCGATCATTAACCACCAACTTTCCATCATTCTTTAGACTTCTTAGATAGAGTTTTAAAAGAATATTACTGTACAAGTAGCCGTCTTTCATGCTTTCCAATATCTTCAACTCATCACTATCAAAGAAATTATCTTTCAGCCTTAGATAGTAATATTTTTTGTTATCGCTCATAGGCTAGTCCTTGTTTAGACTTTCGATAAACTCTTCTTCCGTCAAAGGTTTACCTAGCATTGCAATTCTAGTTAGCACTTTTGCGATTTCTTCTTTCTCGTTTTCTACAACCAATACACTATTAACCATCGCATAGATTGCACTTAGTTCTTCAATTATTCTGTTATTGAATGTTTGTTCACCTTGGTCTGCTTTGTAAAACTCAATACGATTTTCAACATATGCACTAATCATTACTAATTCGTTCATATTCATCTGTCCTCTTTTCTACTTCCTCTAATAAGTGCTTGCGTATCTCTTTTGCGAACACCCCATGTGCTTGATTGTGGCATTGCATACACAAGCAAGCTAGATTTCTCAATTCACTTAAACCACCTTGTGAACGAAACACTATGTGGTGGCATTGTTCTGCCCTGTATCCACATATAACGCATTGTCCGTTATCACGTTCATAGGCTTGCTTTCGTGTTACTGAATATAATTTGTTATCCCTTTTCTTTCTGTTGTTCACTCTCCCACCCCTCTATGAGTGATTGAATGTACTCACTAGGTTCTAACTTGATACCTAGTTGTTCACATTCATCCGTTAGACAATCAATAAGTCTTGCCATTTCTTGCTGGTTATATACTGACGAACCGTGGTAACACATTATGTTGTGATACCACGGAATGCTTCTACATTCGCCAGCATCTTCGGCTATCCATCCCAGCCCATGACCTTGCCATATTTGAATATAACGTTCGATTGCATCCTCATGGACTGGTACATATGTGAAATGTCCACAGTCTTTTATTGCCTTGCGGTACACAGCCTCTTTTGATGTGTACCAAGTCTTGCTTAACTCTTCCGCTATCTTTTGACATAGAACCCAGCAATATGCATTAGCGTTCATACTACGTGATTTTGATTTCTTTTTGATTTCAATCACGTATTCTTTTTCTTTATCTAATTTCGCTAGATCATTGTCATGTGGTGCTGGTATTACTATCATTACACCTAGCGGACTTCTTATTAAATCGATGTTATTTGTTGTCCACTTCATCGTTGTGCATACCTTTTAGCATTAACCCAGTTAAATGCTTGTTGGTAGTGGTCTTGCTTTAGGTCTGCTGGTTTGCTAACCTTGAAAGTTTCGGTTACATAATGCACTAACTCTTCCTCACTAATACCACCTTGTGTGGCTCTAGCTTTTAGAGTTTGCCAGTTGTACACAGTTTCTTGTGTTTGTTGTTGTGCGTTTTCGCCAAACGTGTAACGTACTTTACCTTTACTATCTACAACAACCAATCTAACAATGTTTCTGTTTTCATCATATGAAACATCTTTTACTTTGAATTTTGCATTTGATGTTAGCTTTCCGTTTCTTTCTATATATTCCGATTTATCAAGTTGAATATATACAAATGGTGCGGAGTATAATTCCCTACCAATACCCCAGTTAAAGCCAGCTCTTTTAAAACTATCAGATGCTTGTCCTTTCTCTTTTTCTGTATTGCTCTCTGTTCCTACATCGCTTTTTGAAATCCATTGTTCTTTTACTTCATCCCAAATCGAAATCGTACAATATAAGTTGCCATCGATAATAGAATGTCCACGTTGCCAATTCATAGCACCTACAGTTTCATCAAGGATATTCATATCAACACGTGCATCTTTATATAAAAGAATGGTTGTTCCAACTGCTCCTGTTTTGTTTTGTCCTATAGATTGTATTCTGCAATCTATCTCACTTGCTTTTAATACTCTAAACTTCATTATTCACACCTACTTAATTTGTAAATTCATACAAGTTTCAATTCTTGCACCATCTACTGAACCATGTTCCTTGATGTATTTCTTGATTTCTGCTGCCATTGGTTTGTATTCAACTTTCTTCAATTCATCAGGCAACTTATTCACATCGTCAACGATCGTTTTCTCTGATTTACGATAACTGAATGTAAATGTACCTACTTTTTTTGTAGTTTCGTTATTCAACTTCATAGCGTTATCACAATTGAGTTTTAATCGTTCAATCAATGCCGCTTTACGTTTCTTGATGAGTGTTAAGCGTTTGATTTCTTTATCAAGACCATCAATATCTGCATCAAGGTTTTTAATAAACTTAGCTGAATTTTCAAGTTTTACATCAAGCTCATCACTAATGGCATCTAAAGTGTCATTAATCGCTTGTAATTCTTCTTCTGTTTCTGCAGTATCTAGTAATGCAGCTACTTCTTGATAATCTCTATTCAATTCATAAATACTTGCCATAAGCACGTTCTCCTTGTTAAAATACAAGTAGAGTATTTTCCAATATCTCTACACAAAGTCCGCTAAACTTCTTCTACTTTTCACTAGCGGACTTTTTTGTTTTCATAAAAAGCTATTTCTTCTTCCCATTTACTACTTAGTAACCACAGCGTTACACCTAATAGGCTTTGACAAATGAATGTCCACATATCGATGTTGTCAATTTCTAAGCTACCCATACCACCTACTATCAATAGTGCGGATATAATTTTCATTCCATAACACAACTTAATCATTCGTAATATCCTTTACTAGCTAATGCATCAATTACCATTTGCGCACTACTATCTGCATCCCATTTAAGGGCATTACCAATAAACTGTTTAGCTGATCTAATTTGTTCGTCAGTTAGTTTATCTGTACTTTCAATAGTCGCTTTATGTGCGTTAGCCATTCTTCTTAGTTCTGCGAATATGTTCATAAATCTTCTCCTACAATCACTAGCATTTGGCTGGTGATTTTTTTTATTTCACTCTTTAACTTATGGTTTTCTTTCTGTAAGCTATCAACCTCTGCTTTCAATTTTCTATATGCCATTGGTGTGTATTCATCATCTAGTCCTATAAGGCTTTCAACTTCCTTTTTGCTGAACCTAACTCCAGCTACACCTTTTATCTGATGAAGTATGCCTTGATTTCTCATGTTGTATACACTTGTTTCTGTACATTTAAAAAGTTTTGCTACATCTGATACTGTATAAACTAAACTTTCAACCTCACTCATATATCACTCTCCTATAGGAATTACAGTTAAACTGTAATTTTAGTGTAAAAAAATATTACAGAAAAATAATTCTGTGGTACGGAACACCATATAAATTTTCAATCTTTTTCAATACATGAACATCAGGGGAAGATTTTCCTTTCTCATAATTGATTAGCGTGTATTCGCTAATACCCAGCATTTCTGCTGCTTTCTTTTGAGTTAGTCCAGCATTTACTCTAGCTGCTTTTAAGGTCATTCCATCTTGAACAAATGTTTCTTGTGTCAATTTATCACCTCGCTTTATCTATTTGTTGATTGTATTGTATTACAGTTAAACTGTAATGTCAACAGTTTTTCTGTAAAATCTAAAAAAAATAATTGATTTTTTTACAGTTTAAATATATGATATAGATAGTAAATAAAAAATTTAAAAATCACAGAGAGGTGAAAACAATGAGTGATTTAGGAAATAAAGAAATATTCGCTAAAAACCTAAGATATTATATGAATTTATATAATAAGACTAGAAATGAAGTAGCCAATGATAACAACGTATCATATACAACTCTTGCTAGTTGGTTAAATGGTGATAACTATCCACGCATTGATAAGATTGAAAGATTGGCTAATTACTTTAGAGTGAATAAAGCTGATTTAATCGAAAACAAATACTCTGACAAAGAACCATATTATAATGATCCATCTGTTACAGAATACGCACAAGCAGTAAAAGATAACCCTAATCTTAAACTATTATTCGATGCTAGTAAGAATATGTCCAAAGATGATATTGAGTTTGTAATTAATACGATTGAAATGTTAAAGAAACGTGAGGGTAAATAATATGGAATTGCTATTATCTGTTATATCTATAGTGGCTTATTTCTTTGGCTATCCTACTATTGCTGGAATTGTAGGTATCATAGCCACTATATTATTTGTATTATTATATTCAAAACAAAACAAACCTTATGGAGTTTTTGTTCCGTGGTTAATCATTTCAATTCTACTAAATGTATTATTTGTTAATTACAAACCCAACTTTATATTAAGCATAGGTATTGTTTCTTCAATGTCTATATGGCTTACTTCTGTTTTGGTTTGGTTGTTCAGTTTAGTAACCAATAAATAATGAGGAATTTTATACACATATAATGAGATACAATAACCCCATAAGGGGGTTAAGTATTATGAATATAGTTTTGATTTACACACGATTAAGACCTACTCAAAATGCAGTACTTACTTTGAATGATGATGGTACATACACCATCTTAGTTAATAGTGATAAGCCTATTGATGTACAACGTAAAGGTATATTACATGAGATAGGTCATATATTAAATGATGATATGTATAGTCATGCTCATATTGATTTGTTAGAGAAAATGGCACACGCAAGGGAAATAGAGTTTGAGGGAATAAACTTCTACACTCATATATTGTGAGGTATACTATGCAATACAACTTTACAATAAGAAAAAAGGATAAGGGGTTTCAAATTATTGTAGCCTACAAAGACGGCTATAAATGGAAACAGAAATCTAAGCAAGGTTTCAAAACTAAACGTGAGGCTAAGGAATACGGACACGTTATAGTTAAAGAGTTAGACAAAACCGCACTACTCACCAAAGATACAGAATTGAAAGAATTAACATTCAAGGAATTTGCGGATATGTTCCTTGAAATAAAAAAGGCGCACATTGCGCATAGTACTTTAGTTATGTACAATCACGCTATATGTGCTTACAAGTCAATTCACGATATGAAATTGTCAGATATAAAACCACTACACATTCAGAATGTAGTAAACATGATGGTTTCATCACCTACTACAATTACAACGTATTATAAAGTAGTTAGTCGGATATTCTATATAGCTATCACACCATACAAGATAATTAGTGATAACCCATGTGCTGGTGTTAGGTTACCACGTATGGAACGTAAGAATATGATCCATACAATATCGGATGAAGATTTAAACCAGTTCGCAAAGTATATGCGTGAGAAATATCCTCAAGCCTATTACTTTTTACAAATAGCTAGATATACTGGCATGAGGTTTAGTGAGGTATACGGTTTAACTTGGAATGACATTAGCTTAGAAAATCGCCAAATTCACATCAATAAGCAACTTTCTTTACGTAAAGGTGTAATTACCTTTGAGAAAACAAAAACTGCCAATTCGGTGCGATTTTTGCCAATTCCGCCTATACTGGAGAATATACTTATAGAGTATAAATCACATGAGTTAGAGTTTGAACATGACCTTGTATTAAACCCATATAAAAAGAATGGTGTTAAATGGCAAATAAACACTTACTTAAAACGATTTGGAGATAACCTATCAGCACATAACCTTAGACATACCTATGCTACAAAGCTATTAGCGAATGGACTAGATGTAAAAACTGTATCATCACTACTAGGTGATACACCACAAATGGTTATGAAAACCTACGTACATTATAACGATGAAATGAAATCAGCAGCATCAAATGCAGTTGCTAATATTTTTAAATAAAATTTTTGACGATTTTTGACGAATTGAATATCTAACCATTAAAAGATACAGTAAATAAGCATTTCTTTAAACTTACAATCTTAACGATCATAAAAGGTTATATCACTTAATTTTATTTCAAATTTCAAAATACGTTGTAATAATCAAAGTTTTATATCGTGGTTTATTAAAACCACTTACACAAAACACAATATTTAAAATTCATTTTTTGACGAATTTTTGACGGCAATAAAAAAGAGGGTAGCAATTACGCTACCCTCAATTTGTTTTATTTATCTAATTCTACTAAGCGGTGCAATTCACCATTAACAAACCACATTTCACAACGCACGTTGTTTTGGTCTACCAAGGTTGCCATGTATAACCCCTCTTGGTTAGGTTGAATATCTTCTGCGAATTGATGTGTTTTTCCCTCGAATGTAAATACTTGTGCCATAATGTTTTCCTTTTAATCAATATATCCTAACTGTCAACTAACAGTTGATTGTTGCAACTCGGAGATAGATTAGATCACCATGCCTTTACTGTATAAAGTACACTACCACCTTTAAATTGTGTTCCCTCAAAATGCCCTAGCATCTCAACTCTACCAGCTTGATAACCGATAGTTTCATACATTTTCTTATCAATCACAGTAACACCAGCTTTTATTTTATGTTCTTTGTTTAGGTTAATCTTATACACATCGACTTTTTGCTCGTCTGTGTTGGCCACTACTGCGGTTCTATCAGATTTTTCTGTGGCCACTTTAGGTAAGTTAGGGTTGCTATGTGCAATATCCTGTTTAACCTTTTCTGCAGCAACTTCAACTGTAGGTGCTTGTGTGTAATAAGTCGCTACTGGTTGAGTTCTTTCCTTAATGGAAATAACTTCTTGTGCTTGTTGTTCTGTAACGTGAATTGCTTTTGATAATTCTGTAGGTGATTTAGATTGTTGTTGCGTAATTACAATAGGCTTTTCAATCTGTTTTTGTTTGTATATGTGATAGCACCCCATACACACCAACATAAATATTAGCATCGGAATTAGCACCTGTGCGGTGCGTTTGTGTGTTTTGATATAAGTTAGTACCTTACGTAGATAAAACATTCACCTATGCCCCCTCTACCTCTTCCATTAGCATTTTTAACGCTTTGAATTTCTCATCGGCAAATCGATTGTTTAGGCTATCTCTTAATACACTACTATTCCAAACTGGACTCATGCATGTATCATATATGCTTGCTATTAAATCGTAGTCATAACGCTTATCATCAACATATGACAAATTAAAATGGTCGGTATCTTTTGTAACTAAATCGCCATTGCTATCCATGTTAGCACCTAAATATTGATTTAATTTTTTCTCCATATCAACCAATGCATCATGGAACATATTTTCAATTTCACCTACACCATATTGAACCGCTCTACTCCATATAACATCTTTTAATACATTAGAGTGCTTTTCAACATTAAACAAACTCATTTTCAATCGCTCGCAAGCTACATCATAATAAGCATGTTTAATATAGTCATGCTGCATTTTTTCAAATCCTACCGCATCAAGTGTACCTAATTCTTGCCATTTAGCAATGAACCCATCAGAATTGATTTCTCCACTATCAATCAAGGCTCTTGCGTAGTCGGTGTAAAAGCCACCTTGTTTCAAACCCCATCCAAGAAATGCATCAACACTACCACAATTACTTGCTAGTTGATATGTACCATAAGAGATACCGCCAGCATCATTAATGCCACTAGATACACACGCTGGATCACCATTACTTTCATATTCAGCACTCAACTGTCCTAATTCAGCCATTCTAATTACTCCTTTTCTTTGTCATTGCTGCCCCCATTCATATATTGGGAACGCTTAACACCACCAGTAGCACCGATATAACCACCTAACACACCAACTATTACGCTTGCCAAATCTTTCTGTTCAAGATAAATAGTCATGATTAGTGCGGTTGCTAGTGCCACTAAGGTTATAGTATCTTCATAATGAATTTTCATTTAATCGCATCCTTTATTGATTTAACGAACGCTATCAATTCCTTAACCAAACTCATTGCACGTTGAAACCATGCACTTTCTACAAATTCAAGTTCAATCATATTTTCCACAATAGATGCTAACTCAACTATAATAGGTACTAGATACATCAATGTAGATAGAAACACATCAATGCGACCTAACATAGGAATGTCTACATCAGGCAAGGTTAAAAGAATAAACGATAAGAGGAATAACCACGGATAAGATTTAACTAATTTTTTAGTCATATCCGCTCGTAGTTTTCCGCTTACAAGAAATCTGCGTTGGTGTCCATCAACTTCAACGCTCGCCCATCCTCGCCATATAATCGCAAGGAACATATTCTTGAACGTGATTTCCCTATTAGTAGCTAAATTAAAATTGCGTGCCTCGACTAAGACACGCAATAATGTATCAACAAAAACCAATACAACACTTGTAAATATGGCTAGTGATATTCTCACCGCCTCACTCACACTAAAAACCTCTACCATAAATGGTGGAAGAAAAACTTCAATCATACTTACTCTCCAATTCGTTCTATCTTAATGGTTAGTTTACTATCGCTAGTTAATATTTCTTTTCTCCATCCATCAACATTAAATATAGCTTTTTGATTAGGGAAACTTGCTACAGTAGACACATTAACCTCAATGTCTTTTGATGTAGCAACGGCAAACTCATTACTTTCATTACGACTTGCGCTTACTGTGGCTCTATATCTTCCTTTAGGTAAATACACAAACATTTTTTCAGTTCCTCTAACATCATTTGTGTACTTTTGCCAATTCCAAGTAGTAAATAAAATAGGGCTTGTTTGAACATAACTCTTGCTACCATTCGATGTACGTTGCACCACAAGGGCGGTTTTATCCGCCCCTAATCGTGCATAATATGTTTTACCATTAATAACTATCGGCAATCGTTTTTCGCCTACATCACGCAAGTTATCAGTCAGTTCAAAGGTTAGTGTATCGTTCCCTTTCTTAACTTTTAAGTTAGGCATTATTCAACATACACCTCGTTTCCACCATTAGCACTCCACAATTTCAATCGGCTATTCAATGATGTTTGTACTCTACCCCAAGATTTCCATTGATTAGCCATGAACATTCTGTGGTAGGTTTCGCCATTGAACGCATGGAATGTTTGGTCTATCATTGCACCTTTGCCAAAGTTCATTACGATTAGCATCCCTTGTTTGTGGCTACGTGGAGGGTTATTAGCACCACCATCAAAGTTGATTTCAATAGCACCTTGTTCTGTGAGTGTGTTCCAATCTGTTGCCGTTTCAATTTTAGAATATGGAAAACCTAATTGGTCTACTTCTGTTTTCTTAACAAAGTTATCGTCTACATCCTTTTTCTTGTAAATAGCCGTTCCGTAATGTTTTGTGGTAAGCACTGTGAAACTATCTGTACCATCATAGTGTTTAAATTCCTTACCTTTAACAAACGTATTAACGGAATTATCGCCAAGTTCTACGTTACCGCTAGTAGATACTTTAGCCATACCAACACCATGTCCGTCAGGCTTGTATCCCTCAATTAAAATGTTATTAGCCATTTTAAGTGCGCCATTTAATGTACCGCCTGTTAGTTTGAGATAATCAAGCGTTGCCAATCGTGCGGTATTGATAGAGTTTTGATAGTCCTTATTTGGATCACCAACATAAATATCAACTTGGTGTCGCTTGTTTGGTTTTTCTGTTAAAACTGCAAAATAGAATTTTCCGTTGTAATAAGCTATATCTTCGATTTCAGTAGTTCTATTGATTTCAATAATCTGTTTAACAGTACCAAACGGAGTACATTCAACTAAACTGCCAAGCGTTGCACTCATGATGCAGCCATTTAACATGAAAGCGCCATTGTTATTGAAATCATCGTATTCATAATCGACTTGATAAGTTTTTAATTTCTTGAAATCATCATTGTATAAGTTGATTTCACGTAAGCGTTGTTGACCGCTAATAGGTACGATACTTACATAAGTTCTTGTGATTGGGTCATAGCCAATATTGAATACACGTTCATTCAATGTGATAGTGCGTTCATATTGCATGGTGTCCGCATCAAGTACTGTAAGGTTATTACCGTTCTTCAAACCATTAGCAAGATAAATCTTGTTGGTATATTTGTTGTAGCACATAGTATTACAATGCCCCATCTTATCAGGGTCATTGAATTTATAAGTACCTACAATCTCAAATGTGGATGAATTGAGTTCATAGAATATTTGGTTGTTACCATCACCGCTAATACAAGCTAAAACAAATACATTCTTTTTATCGTTGTAGGTAAAGCCTTGGCATTGGTTGACCTCATCGCCGTATTGAATATTTTTCACAAAGGCAATGTTGGATGAACCTTTTAACATTGGTGTCTCTGTAGGGTAAAACGGCTTGATGTTGTTGTATGTACCCATATCCATGACACTATCAACAGTATTGAAAGTTAGATGTTCATTAATTTTGTAGATGCCATTAGGTACTAACAATATCTTATTCTTCAAATTATCATTAGCACGTTTGAATGCTGCGGTATCATCTGCTACACCATCGCCTACCGCTCCAAAGTCTTTTACAGATACGATGCCATACAAACTATCTTTAGTTTGGTATTTTGCATCAGCCTCGGTTTTTGTAACTAAGCCACCGCCATTAGGCAAAGCGATTTGTTCCGCTTTACTTGCTGCGACTTCTGCACGTTTTGCTGCATCTGTTGCCTTGATAGCATTACTTGCAATAGAGGTTTGTTTATTATCAATGTCATTCTTTAAGGTTTTAGCTTGGTCTACAAGATTATTAATATCTCGTTTATCAACAGTTGTTTGACCTGCATAAGCCTTTGCATCTCTCACTAATCGTTCTGCCGTAGCAACATTAGTTGAGGATGTATCAAGTGCAGTATTAGCCGTTGCCAATTTATCATCAACAGTAGCTGCAATGGTTTTGATTTCTTCACCTAATCGGTTGATTATGTCTGCATTAGCGTTAATCTTATCTGACTTTTCGCTAATTACATTCATAGCATTCATCGCATCATTAGCTGCTTTTACAGAACGCTCAACAATATCCTTTGCAACTTCATTTGCGTTCTTATCACTATCTACACGAATTTTAAGTGATCTATCTAAATCAGCTTTCATCTCTTGTAAGATAAGTACAATCTTATCCGTTGCGTGTTCGATATTCTCAAACGGATATTCATCAGGTAAGTCCATATCTTGTGAAATAGGTGTCTTACGTTCTAGGATAACCTTTTGCCCTACCGCTAGTGCATCGCCATTCGCTGGGTAAATTACCGATTTGGTGCTTTCGTCATAATCAATATTGCCAATTTGGACTGCCTCTGTGCCATCCGCATCAACGATAGTCAGCTTAATGTCCTCAATTTGGACAAAGTCATAAGGGAAAATAAACTTCTTATTTACCCCATCACATTGATACACTACAGATGGTTTAAGTACTTCTGGTGTCAATTTAACATCCCCTTTCAGTTGTATATAAATAGGACTACCCATTATGGATAGTCCTTATTTATCAATGTTGTTTCTTTTTCTCTTTTTTAGTTTTTAATCGTCTGTCAAATGCTACCGCCATGATTGCATCCTCTAGTGATGCATCTGTATCTGTGAAACCAAATTTAGCTAATGTCCACAAGCCATCAGTTACAGTATCACTAAACCCAGTTGCTCGGTTTGCTAACTGACTGAAACTTCTGCCTACATCTATACCATCTTTGTTTTTGCTCATAATTGCGTTGCCTAAATCGTAGAATTTCTCAACGATGCTTAATGCCATAACGCTATTACCCTTATTAAATACCTTTTCACCTAGAATGTATTTCATTGCCATATTCGACATATCACGGATGATTGGAATGCCCATAGTTCCTTGCGAAACCAACTCTTCGATAAATGACTTAGCTAAATCTTCAGGCTTATCATCATCGCCATTCGTTAAGGCTTTGTAAGCCATCATACCGATAGCCTGTGAAATCAATGTCCACCATAGCATTTTAACGAACCTTGCATAATCGCCGTTATCCTTACGTGCATAGTTACCCTCTGTGATGATGTTATACAACGTATTAGCGTAGGAATAGAACGGAACGAATAATTGAGTAAATGTAGAACGTGATCGTTGAATAGCAGCAGCATCTTTTGTATCACCGCTACCAAATATATCACGCACCGCTCTATCGCCAGCTTCAATAGATTGTTGCTCTACCCATTCAGCACTTACACCCTCTTTACCAAAGAGTTCGGCTTGCTTTTGGTCATATGCAAACTTCCATACAGGAATGGATAATGCAAAGTCTGTTTCTGTAAGTAATCTGAACCCCATTTGATTTATATCATCTCGAATGTCGGCTAACTGTTCTACCTTATAACCACCAACATTTGTATCACCTAAACGCAAGCCTTTACCAGCGATAGATAAACCTTGTTTCAAGTCTTTATCTAATGTTTGTATACGTTCACGCATGAAGATTGATTGACCTAATACAAAATCTCTAGTGTTGTTATAAGTGGTTGTGCCGTGTCCGTAAAAACCAATGCCAGCATGATTGATGGCTCTAATAGTATTACCTACACCGATACGATAGAACGCAACAGGAATATTCAACGCATTTTGTAACGCTACCGATACTCTACCAGCCATGACTGCAGTTGATGTATTCTTTTTAAGCGTAAGAATTAATCGGTCAATATCGTTTGTTTTTGCCGCCTCGTCTTGCCAGTTATCACGAACCCAAGTTCGTAAGAATTGGTAGGTATCTGCACCAAATTTATCTACAATGTAGTTTTGTAGTTCACGATTAGAGATTAGCTTATTAACATCTGTTACTGCTTTTCGCATTGTAACGTGGTTAATAGCCTCTGTAATAGCATTAGGAATAACATCAAAATCAAGCAACAATGATTTATCCTTAACCACATCTAAACGTGATTTAGTGGCACTCATACCAGTTCCCCATACTGCATTACTACTTACCATAGTTTTTGCAATATCTTCAACTTGGTTATCACTAACAGATGCATTTACTTTAGGGTTATACACAATAGGGAAATATTGACCCTCAATGTTTCTACCACCGATAGAGAATGTTAAACCCTCTACTTTCTTTAATGGGTTTCCGTAAAGTTCCTCTTGAACCTTACTACGTTCATCAAAGAATGAATTGATATGATCCCATGTACGAATAACAAATTCCCAGTCTTTATCAGTCATGTGTTCTTGGAATGCACGTTCAATTTCAACCTCATTTGCTTTTGTGGTTTCCATTACACGTTGTCTGTTGCTTTCAGTACCCCAGTTAAGGGCAATCATGATAAGTTGTTCTTTAGTTAAACCATATAAGTTACCAACTGTGTACAAGTGGTCATTACGCATATCGAATAGTTCACGCTTTGAATATATTCCTACATCCTTTGCTAGTCTACGCATTGATACTTCCTTACGTTCATTGAACGCTTGCGTAGCACGGCTGATAGGGTCATAGATGTATTTAACTGCAAAGCCGTTTTTACCGCCACCCATTCGTCTTAGGAATGTTTCAACTTTCATCAACGCTAAGTGGAAACCATATAGTTTACCGCTTACTGCATCTGTTTTAGTTTGGTTATTAAGAATGTTAAACACATCACCAGTTGCACCACCAAATGTTTCTGTAGCCTCACCAATGATTTCTTGTACTGCATTTTCAAACGATATGCTTTTACCATCATCATTCAAAATGGTTGTACCCTCATACTCGTTTCTGCCGTTCTTGTACATCCCAGTCATGAGTTCTTCTAATGTTTCTAATTCATTCATTGTGATTGATTTAAACGATTTAGGTGTTTTAGCGTAGAACATTTCAGCTATCCAAGGTTCTAATTGAACCATAGATTGTTGGTTAAGAATAAGTGCATCCACATCTAGTGCTGCTAATACTGTATTCATATCAAAACCATCTGTAGGTGCTAGTCCATCGTACTTAGTTAAACCCATTTGGTATGCCATGTGTGCGTAGAAATAACGCATATTAGGTTCAATAGCAATAGGGTTTTTAGGTCTAGTCATGCGTTGTAATTGTTGTTTCAATTTCAATCGCAACTTCTTGGATTTTTCAAAGTTTTCAAACGCAACTCTTGCCCTTGCTTGTTGTAGCATCTGTTCACGTTTATAGCCAAGTGCCTTATCAACATCACCTACCGCCAATGCTCTATCTGCTTTCTTACCAGCAGTTACGGCTTTATTTTGATACGTTTTAAACTGTACTGCGTTAGAGATAGGTAACGCACCTAACTCTTTTCTTGCTCGTTCCATGTAGTCTGAAATTGTACCAAGTCCAGCACCACGGATGGAACGCACATTATTGATGCGGTTATTTAGCATATCTTGTAAGCGTTTGATACGTTCCTCTGCCTTTTCTAATTGCTTAGTAGTATCAGATAGAGCAGCATCTACTTTTTTCTTGTCAGATTTCAACTCATCGTATTTAGTAGGTTTTACCTCTTTTTCGATTTGGTCTAATTCTGTATCGATGTTTTCTGCATTAGCATCTAGCTTACGAATACGTTCTAACAATGCCCAATTCTTCGCCAATTCACGATTAGTAGATTGTTGGATAATCTTACTTTCTTCTTCGGTGAGTTTCATTTGACCTTGTGTACTAAGTAAGATTTCCTCTGCTATCTGTTCGTTGGTTTTACCTACGTTGTTATCTTTCATAAACTCTGCTTTTGCATTGTCCATTTCTTGATTGATAGCATCGTTAAATGTAGCACCAGTTTGTTCTACTTCCGCTTTTTCCAACTCTTCAACAGATTTGTATTGTGTATCTTTCAATGCACTTTCACCAAACACATTATATCGTTGATGCTCTTTGTAAATCGGATATTGCTCAATCAATCGTTTTTCGATTTCGATTTGTATTGCATCCTTTTCTTCATCCCATTCCTTGATAGGTCTATTATCAATTTCTTTCATGAGTTTTCGCATCACACGTTCTTTTGCTTTTTCTTTTACATCTGCAATGTATGATTGCATTCGTGCTTGGTCTTGCTCGGATAGTTGCTTATAGAGTTCGGTTTTCTCAAACTGTTCAAGTTGTTGTTGTTCTGCGTATGCCTCAATATCCTCTTGGGTTGCGATCATACGTGCCATAACATCTTTAATATCAGTTGGTACTTCACCACCTAATCGTTGAACGCTACGATAAATGTATGTTAGCCATTTGGAGAATTGACGGAATACTCTTTGCAATGCACTTGTTGGTGCTTCACCACTTCGCAAGTAGCTTTCCCAACCTCGTGCAAATTTTTCATGTGCTTTCGTATTGTCTACGTTTTCACCATCAACCCAACCGCTCCACTCTTTCAACTTGTTCCAATCTGTTACAAGTTGCTCAGGCGCATTTTCCATAGATGCTAGCTTTTGGATATCATCAAAGAATACATGACCAATCTCATGCAAGAATGTACTTCTATCTGCAGTTTTGAAAATACTGATAATGCGTTTACCATCACTCATGATTTCGGTCATGCCATTAACAGATTGGTTATACTTTTCAATGACTTTGATTGCTTTATCATCGAACACTACATAGCATCGACCATCTTCTATGCCCTCATATGTGATACCTTTTATACCATGTTCATTCAAATATTCAGATGCTAGTTTATCACCACCTAATGCAGTTGATAGTGATTTATAGATATTTAAGCCAAACGAATTACCCTCACTAAAAAGATTATTTATGTTATCTTTATAGCTTATAACTTTTTGGTTATCTTCTTGTGTTAATGTATCTAACTCAATTCGTGCTTTTTCTAAATTATCACCAATGATAGCTTTTAACTTATTTTTATCAGCACTACCCCAATCATTAAAACCATACTTTTTAGCTAGTCTATCCGCATTTCTCTGTACAATTTTATTTAATGTTTCTTTTTCTTCATACTTGCCAACGTAATTTAAATCAGTCTCTAAACCTTGGTAAATATCATTAACTTTTTTAATATGGCTATTACCATTATAAGAATGATCAGAACGATAAGCATTTATAAATGCATCTTTCTGTAATGTATCCAAACTGTTTATAGCATCAATAATTTGTTCTTGAATTTCTTTTGGCTGAATGTTAAGGGTTTGATTCCAGTCCAACATTTTATTGCTTTCAGGAATATCAACCTTAAATAAAGATGATTTATCCGTTTCATGGACATTAGATAAAACCTCTTTGTAGTTTTTTGCCATTTCTTTATTTTTAGCAAAATACAAACCCCAACCATAAAATTGTGCGCCCTCGCCACTACCAATAGCGCCTAAATCAAACTCATCAAAATCATGTGGTGAACCATGCCATGCTGTTTGATAATACTGATAATTATGTTTCTTTCGGAGATTGTCTAAATCATTTTCGTTTGGTATACTATTAATAAATGAACGACTTAGTTTAATCCCCCCAAGCCATGGTGGCTGGTTTTTTGGATTATTACTAAGTCGTTCTTTGTTTATATATATTAAATCTCCACCCAATAACAAATCATAATACGCTATATTGGTATTTCTAGCATAATAAGATTGTACAACATGATAATCACCTCTATCATTGTATTTGTTCAATAATATTGGCATCATTATAGGCTTTCCGTTTAAACCAATTACTTCAGTTATAATGATAATTTTTTTGCCATTATCTGCACTAAATATTGCAGATGGATTTGCAATGGTATTAGGTAACTGTTTCAATATATCAATGGAAACTGTATCATTATGTCCAGATAAAATTCTTTTACCGTTAGAATCAAATACAGGTGCGCGCAATATTTTATGCAAAACACCGCCTGTAATTTTGATTCTTTTTAAGTCAAGATTAATTAAGTCAAAGACTAATGGTGAATCCATTATATCTATTGTTTTTTTACTTCCTATATTATTAGCATTATCTACAGTTTTAGCCCAATCACTTAACACTTTATCTAGTTTGCTTTCCCATACTGCTTTTGTATTTTGATTATAACCTTTTTGATTGTCATACTTAGCATTCATGTTGATTCGCACGCTATCACGCAAATAGTCCATAGCGGTATAACCGCCTCTACCCATTTGTCGCATATATTGTGCCATTATATCAGCGTGTTGTGCCATCAATAATGCATTTGCTTTTGCAGTTTCACGTTGTTTTCTATTCGTGCTTTCGCTAATAGTTTTAACTACTTCGTTGTATACATCATATCCACTTTTAGATAATTGCATTCGTAACGCTATGTCATTATTCGCCAATTCAAAGACTTTATCTTTCATAGCCTCTAAACTTTCGATTTGCATCAACATATGTTCCATATCTGCATAATGTGTATCAGATTGTGCTAGTGCATCAACATTATCACCAAGGCTTTCCGTTGTAGTCGCTCGGCTATACTCATATGCTGCTCGTCTACGTTCCGCATTAGTGCGTGGTGCTTTACCACCATTATTAGCTTTATAATCAACCAACCATTGTGGTTCAATACCAGTACTTACCGCATCATTGATAGATTTATCTGCATTGTCAAAATCACTTGCATAAGTTTCTCGGTACTGCTCTTTTAACGTATGCAATAAGTTGTTGAAATTGCGTTTAATGTTTGTAGGGTCAGATAGTACCTCATTAAGTACTTCACGATCTATATCAGATGCACCATCAAACTCATTACGAATAATATCATCTTTGATACGTTCCGCACGTTTAGAGGTATCATCTTTTAATACAGATTTAGCAACATCGACTTCTTGTTTTGCACGTTCTAGCGTAGCCAATGACATACCGCCACGTGTAAAGTAAGATGTTTGTTTTAGTGCATCTACTGTTTCATCAGATAAGTTCATAGATACTTGTGCATATGAACCAATAGGAATTTCAACAGGTGCATCTGCCTCGATAGCTGCTTTTACTTCATCTTGTGTAACCAAGCCATTATCAACCATATCACGGATAGCAAGTTGTCCGTTTTCAGATTGCACTAATTCCGCTACATCTACATATTGAGTTGATACACCAATCTTATCGCCCTGTGCTTGTACGATTTTTCCGTATAGTTCAGGGTTTTCTTTTGCGATTTTATTGGTAGCACTATCCTTACGTACATTATCCATAATAACTGCGCCATTGCGGTTTTGTTCTGCAATAATAGCTGCCTGTTGTTGCTCTGGTGTTAGCTTTTGGAAATCACGGAAAGCCTTTGCAGTACGCACACCGCCTACCGCACCACCGATAGCACCAAACCCTATTACCGCTGGCAAGGCTTGTTTCATTGCATCAAGTGAACCTATAGCAATATCACCTACGCTATAATAACCCTCTGGGTCATTATCCTTACGTGTTAGGTTGTGTTGTACCTTTTCGTTTACATCTTGCAAGCCCTCTTCAAATAATTCAGGTACACCAGCTTTAATAGAGTTTTTAGCCATCTGTGCAACGGTTGTTCCAATGCCTCTATCAAAAGTAGCTGCAACATCAGTAGTACCATTAGTGATTGCTTTTGCTAATACTGATTTAGGTGCAATATTATTTATACCCTTACCGATAGCCTTAGTTGCTACAAACTCAATACCAGCATCAATAGCAGCATAAGACATAGCATACTTTCTAGCCTCTTCATTTGTATATACTTGATTGCCGTTTGCATCTCGTTTTTGAATGAGTTCAAGATACTTGTTGCCGAATGACATTTGATACATCTGTTCAGCCATACCAACTTGCGCACCAGTACTCAAACCAACTAAGGCAGCTGGAATAGCACCCTCACCGCCAAATGGAGCAGTAGCAGCAGCACCAGCCGCTGCACCTAATGCCATACCCTCTGCAGCACGATTAGAACCCATGATAGCGTGTGCAGCCATCATGTATACTTGACTAGCAGTAGCACCAACTACATTTTCTAATACGTTATTATCATCTGACTTACGATATTTAGATAAGTTAGATTGTAATCGTTCTACCTCGTCATTAAGTTCTTGAATGCGTTGTGGATCAGTAGCGGTTGATAACTCCATACCAACTTTACCTAATTTGATTTGGTCATTAATTGCCCATGTGTTTTGTTGGATGCTATCCCATACCCCATGTGTATCTTTTACAGATTGTAGGTTTTGTAATGTGGTGATAGCCTCTGCGGAGTTCTTATAATTAATGCCTACCAATTCAGGGTACAACTCATACACTTCATTAATGGTTTTACCACGATTAATTTGTGCGGCTGCTGCCTCTGCTCTTCTAATACCATCTTGACCGCTTGCCATGATTAGGTCAGGACTAATACCTAGTGCCTCACCACTATCATATGCTGATTGCGCCCAGTCCGCTTTATTCCACAAATAGATTTGTTCTGCACGATGCATTACAGGTTGTAAGATTTCACCAGCTTTATTTACAAAGTTTTCGCTTTGTTGCGGTGTAACATCAGTTTGTGTTAATGCATTCATAGCATTCATATCAACTGTAGCGGTTGATGGGTCTTTTGTTAGCCAATCACTAACACCACTAGCTGCATTGCTAATAGCTTTACCATATGAATTGTCTGTTACTTGTTGTTGAACACCGCCCTCAAATCTTACGTTTGCGTGCGATTTAACACTAAACGTACCATTTGTCGCTTGTTCAGGTGTAATCTTATAATCACTCATTATTGTCCTAACCTTTCAGCTAATTCTGCTGGTGTTATGGTGTATTCCTCACCTCTAGCATCTTTATAAACATAGTATGGCTGACCATCTGCACCAGTTGTGTTATATAGACCATACATACCTTGTGATGCTAATTGTGCATCCGTGTAAGATACTGCAGCGCCTTTACCACCAAAGGTATTTGCTAACTTACCTACACCCCAATATTTACCAGTTTCAGTTGATGCGATTGTTTGTTCTGCCACCGCATCAGCACCCCATTGTGCCATTTGTGCTGGCGATGGGTCATATCCGTTTTTCTCCCTAAATTCTTGTACTTTAGGATAAACTGCAGTTGATACCCCTTGCCATTCAACACCATCTATTTTTCTACCAGCCAAGTTTTCTATGCTGCTTTTCATACCAGCCATATCAGGGGAATACTTCCCAGTACCATTTGAATATTCATCAAATTCATGGTTAATATCTGCTAATTGTGGAGCGGTAAAATACACACCCATTTGACCCATAAAGTTATTTAAATCACTCATAGATTTAAACTGTCCATTTGCTATTGCAGCTTTAACAACTAAAACATTAGCTGCTTTAGCTTGTAATGCTTTTGCGGCTGCTTTATTTACAGAAATCTGTGCTTGGTTTAACTGACCTTGCATTGCTCGTTGATATTCAGGATGTGTTTCTGCATAATCTTGTCGCATCTTTAGCACTTCAACATCAGTCGCACCATTCCTTACCGCTGCTGCTACACGTTGCTCAATCTCTACTTTTTGGTTTTCAAGAATTTGTGCTTTACGTTTAGCCATTACTTGTAATCGTGTTGCTACGTTACGTTGGATCATATCTTTTCGTTTTTGTGCTTCAGCTGGTGTTTCTTCCCTAGCCTTTTCACCACCAAACAATTTTGCTTTAACTTCTTGTATGTATTGGCGAACACTAGGCTCATCACCATTGCCTTGTGGTGCATCCCATGAATAATGGTTGCCATCACCATCAATAGCATCAGGCGCTCCATCTCTCCATCTAGCACCATTTACAGGTCCAGCATACCAAGCAGCAAATGCACCCTCAACACCATACTCTTTGGCATACTCACCAAGTTTATATGCAGCAACTTTCTTTTGCGCATTAGGGTCTGTCATGTCCGCACCAGCTATACCAGCTTGTTCACTCCATTGAGGCCAGTTGCTAGGTAATATTTGAAATAGTCCATAAGCACCAGTTCTGCCATTAACCGCTCCAGCATCACCGCTACTTTCTTGACCCATAACCGCATCCATAAGGTCTTGAACACTTGCATTTCCGCCACCACTAGCACCAGCGACTTTACCAAAACCACTTGCAAATAGCTTATCAGTAACTTTGGTTAATAAGTCAGGGTCATTAGGGTCAAACTCACCAATAATACCATCAATCTTGCTATCATCTGATGTGGCCAATACCATTGATGCATTGCGTACCTTTTGACGATACCCCATGATTTTTTCTTCATCTATCAAGCCTGACATAGCAACTTGATTGATAATCTTATTTGCACCATCTAAATCATCATCAGCCATTTTCTTTTCAATCATGGTTGTGGCAATGTTTTGTTGTGCTTTCTTCACTTGTAATCTAATGGTGTTATCATCATATCCAAGGTTAGATAACTGTGCTGCTACACTACCGCTTACTTGTTTCATAGCATCATCGAATGCATCTGGACTAGCATTTACTACCGCATTATTAGATATGTTTTGTACATTCATATCTAACGCTTTCATAGCACTATCTTCAAATTGACCACGTACAAACTTATTGATTGTGTTTGTTGTATTGGTCATATCATTATCTGCAACTTTATTGAAAGCATTGACCGCATCATTGAATTTAAAACCATACTTCTCGGTTATAAGTTCCCTTGCTCGTTTCTCTTGGTTTTGATAATCAAGCGGAATGGTCAAGGCATTTTCGCCCTTTCGGTTCATAGCACCATTATCAGGGTTATATAACCAATCATTCATCATAGCGTTGTATTCATTCGTTGCATTTACAACATCGGTCATTTCTTTTTGCTTTTGTATTGTAAGCATTGTGTTGCCTAAATCACCAATGGCTTTTGTGAGGTTATCCATGCCTTGTGTGTTACCACCATAAGCCATTTCATTTACGTTAGCTTGTACACTACCATTAATAGTGTTTAAGCGTTGGTTGCTATCATAGCCTATTAACTTCATCAGATACCCCACCTATTATTTCTAATAGCACCTTTGGTTACGAATTTCATTTTAGGCATACCAGCCGCATTTAGTGCATCACTAGATGGTGAGTAATAGTTATTACCGCTACCTACATTCTTACTTGCATATTGGCTTTTTAAACCATAAATACTAGATGCACCACTCAATATCGTTCCTAGCATTGCCATTCTAGCTTGTGATTTAGCATTACTTGCTGCTGCTCGTGCGGTGCTTGCCTCGTTGCGATAGTTCATGCCATTAAGATATTCATTGTAGATACTGTTATTCTTGTTAGTTTCCCAATTCTGAATGTCTTTGTTGTATTCGTCATAGCTAGATGCCATCAACTGTAATGGTGTACCACTCATGGTTAAACCGCTTGCACCAGTTTCCGCTACGTTCTGCCCTTGGATAAGTCGCATCTTATCGGACATTTTATCTCGCTCTCGCAAGGCTTGGTCTGCTATTTGTTCTTGCTTGCGATCGCTTATGCGTGCGTTAGCCTCTGCCACCCTTGCTTGTTGGTTATACATTGCAGCTTGTGCCTTTCCCTGTTGGTGTTGCGCAAACAATGTACCAACCATACTCGCTGCAGTTAATGCAATAGGGTTACACATTCGCATCCCCCTTTCTCAATGTGAATAAAACCATATCCCCATCGTTAATATCGTAATAAATAACCGCACCTAATGATTTTAGCCATCTTATGGTGCGGTTATTTTCTTTGTGTATGTAATTAAAAAGTACTTCCCTAGTTTGTAGCCATTCCCCAATGATATTTCTACTAACTCTCAAAAATTGTTTTTGTAGTGTTAAACTACGTTCAAAATCTTTACTCCCCAAAAAGTAAATGCAATGCATCCCATTTATCGATGTGTTAGATACCCCATACACACATAATGGCTTGTCATTATCAATAACAATACGACTTTGATAATCTTCCCCAAGAATATCGTTCACAAAGTCATTTTCGCCATAGTTTGGATTTTTTCGATTGATATATTTAACCTCTAAGGCATCTATCGAACGTAAGTTGATATATAATTCACGAATTAAAGAAACGTGCTTAGATGGGCAAATTTTACATTCCATGAACATTTGGGAAACCACCGCCAATTTCTACCTCTCTTGTAACCGCTAATAGGTTAAATGGGAAAGGTTTTGAGTGTTTTATACAGATTTCTGTATTTGTATTAACGCTAGTTGCTATCTTAGGTAACACAATTACAGTATCACCAGTAAATAGCGTTTTAGGTTTTAAGATTAAATCATCTACATCATCAAATGTTCTACCAACGCTACCGCCATATGAACGATATAACCGCAACGCAACTCGTGATATAGTTACCAATCTGCATTGCAATGTACCATCGTTTATTTGTTGTTCTACGCTAGGTATTTTGATTTTAGTAGTATATGGTAAACCAACAGTAATTACATTCGCTTTACCGTCCAATTTAATAACACCAGTTGGTGGTACTTCCCTAGATGGCATCTGTTGTCCATCAACTACTATGTCTACCATTTGCCCTACTAGATGAGGTGCGTTGATGTAATCAGTCTTAATTGAATTAGCCACTTTAACATAACAATCTAGGAATACATCGGAGTTATCCTCTGTGTACAACGGAATACTACGTTCAATGCATTTAACATTTTTGTTGTTGATAACACGATCTACTACAAAATAGATTGTGTCTTGCTCACCTTCTGCCACGCTTTCAACGTATCGATACTTACCATTCGTTACAAAGTGCGACCAACCATACACCTTTTGTTCAGGTATGTAAGTTAAACAGTTGAGTTGTCCATCATCTCGAACATAGTAAATAATACTATCTGGGTCTTGTGCATAAGCACTTGTAACCGCTACATGACCTTTAACCAATGTTTTAACAAACAATGTAAGGTCTTGCCCTGTGTAGTTGTCGCTCTCGTAAGAGTAACCCATATCACGAACAGTACCGCCACGTTCTTGAACAAACACGCATCTATTACCGATGAATTGCGGTTCACATTTCAATGCACCACGTTGTGTTTGTGTTTTTAAATAACAGTTAGTAGGCGTAATAGTCTTGCTCCCATCGACTATCCATTCATTACCGCTAGTCAATACGATTAAGTCATTAGCTGGTACTAGATGCCTAATCTCATACATTTTGCGGTTGATTACTGGCAATGTGATTGCACTATCATCTGTAATCGTACCGCCTACTTTTTCAACCCCAAAGTTAGGATAATCACCAGTTCTACTAAACCAGATGAAGTTAGGCTTGCTATCAGTAGCAGCCACTACAAATCGGTCTTGATAGAATGTACAAAGTTTAGGATAACCCCTGCCTTTATTCCAACTGCCTAATTTCCATTGATAGCTAGGCTCACTCTCTTTAATACCATTCAGAACATTAACCTTTGCATTCTTAGCATCGGTTACACTTTTAATCTCAACGATACCATATTGAGTAAACGGCATAATGGATAAATCGCAATTCACAGAACCGCTCTTAATATCCGATACATATTTAAGCCTTGCACCAGCCTCTATCTTACCTGTATCAGTAACATTGTAGTCATTCTTGGATGTATACGTTCTGTAGTCTTTCCACGTTTGACCATCATTGTTAGAAATTTGTAACTTGACTGTACCCTCCCATGTACCATGTGTTGTGAATTTCCATGATAACTCTGTATCAGTACTAAACGCTCCAACATTGTAATTGATGTTGTTGTAGGTCTTTTCTGTAGATGGAGCTGTTAAACCTCTACGCACTTTCTTTTCGACTACTTCGCCAGCTGATTTAGTATGCACCGCCTCAACATAATAAGCAATCTGAATAACACTACCTACCATATCAGATGTAAATAGATCTTTAGTCGATGTGATTGTATCACCGCTAACAGTCAACGTATGTCCATTATCTGTGTTGATTTCATCGTAAGGTTGTTCAGTTAGCTTATATGCATCTAATCGCCAGTCAGTATCACTATATCGTGATAGCGTTTGAATAGGGTACTTGCCACTACAAATAAACATTACATCGCCACTTTGGATGCAGTTTAACTCACTTACAATGTCCACCTCAAATGGTGTTGCTACTTCAACATTTGTATACACACCATTCCGCCACACCCTAACGTATCTATCACCAAATTCAAGCATGAATGACTGGTTCTTATTGGTAGTAAATTCAAACAGTCTAACAGGTTTATCATTGTGTTTAGCATATCCGATAAACTGTGAACCTTGCCTACGTGCTACCGCTCCATAAGGTCTAATTACCGCATTTTCAGCAAGCAATAATGCACTTTTATATTGTTCTAAGTCAAATCGACTAGATACATCTGGCGATACTTCGCCAGTAGTAAATGCGACTTGTCCGATATACATAGGTTGCATATCACCAACTCCTTGCTTTTAGATAATTAGACACATAAGGCATATCTAGTCTACGCTCTTTAGCACTCATAGATTTTGCCTCTTGTATTGCAGCTTGATATAGCTTGTATGCTTGGTCAAACAAACCGCTATTGCCAGTTAGTGGCATAGCTAAGTCAGATGCCATCTTACACACCAACGCTTTAACAAATATAGGGTTCATTACATCTGCATCGGTTACATCGTACACATAATCAATGTGCATGAGTGGTACATCAGATACGATGTACTTTGTATTGTTATCAGTTAAATAGACATCATATTCACGTTGCTTTTCCGCTCGGTATCGTTCACCCTGTGGAATTACAGCAAGGATGCGAACACACTTTTCAGGGTAAGCATACACATAACCCCAACCATCAATCTTATGTTCAGATAGTACCGCACGTTCACGCTTACGTGCAAAGTTCCACTCAAACTGTTCTAACAATACTTGCCGTGTTAGATCATAATGCAATCTACATTGTCTAGCAGGTTCTGTTTCTTCCGTCATAGAACGGATGCGACCTGCATTGATAAGCGATAATGCTTGATTACAAATATCAGTAGGTGTCATTTGTTCCACCTTTCTATAAAAAAAGAGGGATGCAATATGCACCCCTCGTTCAATTATTCAGCAGTTTCTTCCGCTTTTTTACCTTTGGTTTTTGCCTTTGGTTTTTCTTCTGTAGTGTCTACAGTTTCTTCTGTAGCGTCTACAGTTTCTTCTGTAGGTTCTACTTCTGCGGATGCATCACCCACAGGCTCAAATAAAGAGTTGAAGTAGTCCTTATCGTATTCAGCCACTTCATCTTTTGTGAATGTTACTGTTTCTCCCTCATGCAATAAGCCTAGGGTGTTGTGATAGCATTTTTGCTTAACGATATATTCCATTTATAACTCCTATACCAAACGAACATCAGGTGTTAAGAAAGCGGTAATTGTACCTGCAGTCATGTTATTAGCATTGAGTTTCAAGTACTTTTTAGCACCGCTAGACAATCGCACCGCAACTTTAGTACCTGCTTTAGAGTTGGCTGGTAATGTAATACCATGCAACAATACCGCATTAGCAATGTTTTCTGTACTAGATGTGTACAAGTTA